CTCAAGCGCTTCGGTCATGGTCAGCCTCTAATCCTCCATCATCACGGCTCTCGCTTCCGTGAGTACCATCAGCAGATAGCAGCCGAGGCGGAGGAGAAGGGAGCCTTTCAACTGGCTTCTACCTTGGATCTGACTCTCCTAGAGCCTAACGTGACATGGCTGCCAGCACCTGTTAGCCTTGAGGAGTTTGACACCTTCCGGGTGAAAGAGCACGACCGAAGTCCCTCCCAGACCATTCGCATTGCTCACGCTCCTACCAACCGTGCAGTGAAATCTACTTTGCTGATCCTTGAGGCAGTCCAGACATTGGCAAATATAGGTCTGCCAGTCACTTTGGACCTCATCGAGCGGAGGCCGTGGGTCGAATGTCTGCGCCGCAAGGCTAAGGCCGACATCTATGTCGACCAACTTGAGCTAGGCTATGGTAACAATGCAGTTGAGGCATGGGCTCTAGGCATTCCTGTGATTGCAGGTGTAGTCAATCATAAGGCTCGAGAGGCAATGATTGATCATTGGGGGCAGCTGCCTTTCTACGAGGCCTCTGCAGGTAATCTAGTCCAGTGCCTTATCGACCTGATTGAGTCCAAGAGTCTTCGGGCATACTGGGCGAATGTTGGTCTCAGTCATTTGGTACGCTACCATGACGAGAGACTAGTGGCCAACCAACTGGCAACTATCTACCGCATTGCTGTAGCCAGTGAAGGGAGGGTGCTCTAATGCCTAATCGGCCAAACCTCGACCTGGCAGTTCTTGGCAGTACTGGCCTCCCTGTTTGGCATGGGCGTGTCTACGACGAGTACCTAACTGAGCTTCAAGGCGAAAAGGGGCGCCGAGCACTACGCGAGATGAGCGAACAGGATCCTATCATTGGAGGCATCCTTCTTGGCGTTGAGATGTTGGCACGGCAGGTAGCCTTTACTATGTCGCCAGCTGATGACACCCCTCGTGCCAAGAAGATTGCGGACTTCATTGACTCCTGCTTCGAGGACATGGATCCTTCGTGGGAAGACACCTTGTCAGAAGTCTTCTCTATGCTTACCTATGGATGGGCTTGGTTTGAGATTCTTTACAAGCGTAGGGAAGGCTTGAGTACTGAGGACCCAACGAGAGTCTCAAGATACACTGATGGAAAGATCGGTTGGCGTGGCTGGGCTATCCGCAGCCAGGAAAGTCTCCACATGTGGGAGTACGACAAGAATCCCAACTCACCGACCTTCCGAGAGATCGTGGCTATGACTCAGCTAGCTCCGCCGGATTACCAGTACGCTACAATCCCTCGTGCTAAGTCTCTGCACTTCAAGACGCGCAGCCGGAGGCAGAACCCTGAGGGGGTCTCGCTCCTGCGCAACGCCTACCGTCCTTGGTATATGAAGAAGAACATTGAGGTGATTGAAGGTATTGGGATCGAGCGTGATCTTGCAGGCCTGCCAGTGCTGTGGGCGCCGGCTAACCTCTTCAGCTTGAGTGCCACAGCTGAGGAGCAGGCTCTGTTTGCCAAGCTCCAGAAGCTTGTGACTGACATTCGTAGAGATGAGCAAGAAGGCATCTTGATGCCTATGGCCTATGACGAAGATAAGAACCCTCAGTACAAACTGGAGCTTCTCTCGACAGGGGGAGACCGCCAGTTCGACACGACTGCAGTCGTTAGTCGATATGACCAGCGTATTGCTATGAGCATGCTCGCCGACTTCATCTTCCTCGGCCACGAGTCAGTAGGGTCATATGCTCTGAGCGATAACAAGACTGCGCTCTTTGCTACAGCTCTGGGTTCCTTCCTTGACATGATCGTCCGTGAGATCAACACAAGGGCAATCCCAAAGCTCGTGCTCTTGAATGGCTATCCACTTGAGCTCGCCCCGACGTTGCGGCATGGAGACATCGAGTCGGCTGACCTTACGAAGCTTGGCGATTACCTGCTGAAGCTGAGTAGCGCAGGCATGACCCTCTTCCCAAATGAAGTCCTTAGCAAGTACCTACTGGGTCAGGCAGGTTTGCCGGTTGAGATTAGCACAGCTGACAAGAAGAAGCAGGAGGAACCACCTCCTGTACCTAAGCGGGGACTACCAGAGCCAGGCCAGCTAGGCCAGCCAGATCTGCCTACAGGTCAGCCCAAGCCAGCTGGAGGCCAAGTAGCTGGCCAGCTACCGCCTAAGCCACGCTCATCGTCCCGCCTACCAACACCTTCCCCATTGCGCCCGGGCGCTGGTACTACTCGGGCAGGCTCGGATCTTGCAGGCCGTATCACCAAGATAAACGCTCAGCTAGTGACTGCTCTCGAGCCTCAGGCCTACAATGAGTTACTTACTGCAATCCTGACTGTTAGTAAGTTTGATGAACTATCTGAAGATCATCGTGCTCTGATCTTGGCTGCTGAGGCTACTGGCTGAGAGAGGACTAGCTCTTCTCGTCTATCCTTCCAGCAGGTGAATGATGCCCTACTCGTCAATCGCAGACCTTCCTGTCTACATTCGTAAGCAACCTGTAAAGACGCAGCGCCGTTGGATGGCAGTGTGGAACAGCTCCTATGATGCTTGCATCAAAGGTGGTAGTAGCCCAGTCGACTGCGAAGGTCAAGCCTTCGCTCGAGCCAATGGAGTCATCAAAGGAACGAAGATGAGTGAACCTTCAGGTAGCTCTGTCCACGCGAACGGGCCACTTGGCGTGCATTACATGAGGCATCCCTTGATGGCAGCAGGTACAGATGACCCTGGGATGGAAGACGAAGGGCCAGCAGTCCTTCTCGAGAAGGCTGACAGCCGAGTGAAGTATGACAGTGCTGGCGGTTCAGACGCAAAGAGCTGCGAAGGCTGCCGCTTCTTCGATTGCAACTGCAATACTTGCAGTCTCGTAGAAGGAACAATCGTGCCTTCCGGCCTCTGCTCCCTTTGGACGGAGCAGCTGCCTGATCTCGTGAATCAGTCAGTCCTACCTGTTGGAATGGCCGAGGGCAGCACATTTCAGGTGTTCGTGGATACGCCACAGACCTTTGCAGGCGCAGATCTGACAAAGCCTATGTGGATCCCCTTCCTGCCCAAGCCCGGCACATACACGCATCCTGTGTATGGCGAGATCAAGATTACGCCAGAGCAGAATCAAGGAATGGTGGCCTCGGTCAAGGACCACGTCTACCAGGAGCACATTCCGCTCGACGTTGAGCATCAGAGCAAACTCTCCGGCGCTGCTGCTTGGATCCAGGACATGCGGATGAACTCAGATAACTCTGCAGATGCGCTGGTCGAATGGACGGACAGAGGCCAGCAACTTCTCGGCGGAGGTCAGTTCCGCTACGTCTCACCAGAGTGGTGGGGTGAGTGGACAGACCCCGCCACTGGTGTACTTCACAAGAACGTCGTAGCAGGAGGAGCCATCACCACACGCCCATTCTTCAAGGACAAGGTCCTCCGCGCACTAGTAGCCAGCGAGGCCGGAGTTCAGATTATCGGCAGTGGCGCCGCTCCTTACTGGTTCCGCGACTACAGCACTGAAGAGCGTCAGACGATGGCAAAGTCTGGCATAGCAATGCCAGATGGCTCGTTCCCAATCAAAGACGTCACCGATCTGAAGAATGCGGTCCACGACGTAGGCCGTGCAGGCCATCCGGACGCAGCCAAAGCGCACATCATTAAGAGAGCACGAGCGCTTGGCGCACTCGACGCCCTACCGGAGGATTGGACTACCAAGGCAGCAGAAGGAGACAGGAAGATGACTGACACGATCAAGGCGGAGGGCAACCAGAGCGGAGCTACCGGAGCCCCGCCTTCTATCCCCAAGACCTTTACCGAGGCAGAGCTGGACACGAAGATCAAGGAGGCCACAGTGACCTTCGCCGAGCGGCTGACCGCAGCCGAAGCGAAGGCAACTGCAGCTGAAACGGCAGCAGCGGACGAGAAGAAGGCTCGAGAAGCCCTTACTGGTCAGATTGACGTCCTCACAAAGGCTGCACGCCGGCAGCGCTTCACTGAGGCTGTTGCTGGCAATGGTGGCTCAGGTGATGGCGCTGGTTGGGCTGGCAATCCGTCAGTCCATCTGGCAACGCTTGAGGGTCTCGCGGACAAGTTTGGCGAGGACAACGAGATCTTCACCAAGTACATCGAGAACCAGCAGGCCGTTGCGGCTCAGCTCCGGGAGGCACATCTCTTCGGAGAAGTGGGCTCCAGTGGCCACAATACAGCCAGTGCAGATGATCCGACTTCACGCCTCGATGCAATGGCCAAGGCCAGGATGAAGGATCATCCGCCCGAAACCTACACTCAGGCATACACCGAAGTTTTGGCTACACCTGAGGGCGGGACGCTCTATGGCAAGCTGCCTGTGAAGTCCTAGGTCTGACTACGATCGGACCTTGGCCCGCTGCAACGTCCATCAACCCATAGCTGGGAAAGCTTCAGGAAAGGAGAGCCCACGGTGGCTTACGAGATCCCCGGTTTTAGCTTCACCCTCATCGCAGGTGAAGATCTCAGTGGTAGTCAGTTCTGCGGCGTCAACGTCGACGGAGATGGCCATGCAATCCTGCCTACACAGGGTGCCCGCGCAGTTGGTGTCATCCAGAACAAGCCTGACAATGGCGAGGCTGCGACAGTCGTCGTGACTGGCGTCACCAAGGTCCTCGTTGGCATCACTGGCTTTGTTGCTGGTGACAACGTGACTGTGGACGACGATGGCTCGATCATCCAGGCAACGAGTGGCGATCGATGCATCGGTGTGGCTCTGCAGACAGCTGCAGCTGGCACACTCGGTACGGTCTTGCTGCTCAACGGCGGCGCAGCAGTTGCTGGCTCCTAGTCCCCAACCTTAGCAAATAGGAGGACATAGCGCATGTCACAGCCTACTGGCGGTGATGTTCATGTTAACGTGCCGCTGACTAACATCAGTGTGGCATACATGCAGCAGGCTGGGGACTTCGTGGCAGACACGATCTTTCCGCCTGTGCCGGTAGACCATAAGTCCAACGACTACTGGAAGTACACAAAGGGTGACTGGTTCCGCACCGTGGCTCAGGAGAGAGCGCCTGCTACTGAGTCAGTCGGCAGTGGCTGGACCCTGACTGAGGACACCTACAGCTGTAAGCTGTTTGCAGTCCACAAGGACATCTCCGACGTGGATCGGGCCAATCAGGACCTGCCGATCATCAATCTTGACCGTGATGCGACTGAGTTCATCACCCGAGATACTCTTCTCAAGCGTGAGAAGGACTGGGCCAATCGTTACTTCAAGGCCAGCGTTTGGGGTACTACGGATCAGACTGGTGCTTCCACAGCAGCTGCCAACCAGTTCATCCAGTGGAACCGTGCTAACTCGACGCCGATCGAAGACATCTCGAAGATTCGAGTCGATCAGGCAGAGCTCACTGGCTACGTCCCGAACGTCCTCGTCATTGGCGCTCGCGTGTTCCTTGCGTGGAAGAACCACTCCGAGTTCCTCGAGCGCATCAAGTACAGTCAGAAGGGTGTCGTCACTCTTGACCTGATTGCAGGCCTGATGGACATCCCGAAGGTCGTCGTGCCTATGGTCATCGAGAATACTGGCAAGGAAGGTGCAGCTGACTCGTTCAGCTTCGTTTTCGGTAAGAGTGCTCTCTTGGCCTATGCAGCGTCGAGTCCGGGGCTCATGCAGCCCTCAGCCGGCTACACCTTTGCGTGGACTGGCTACATGGGTGCTGCACAGACTGGCAGCCGCATCAAGAAGTTCCGCATGGAACAGCTTGCCTCGGATCGGGTTGAGATCGAGATGGCTTACGACCAGAAGATCGTTGCCCCAGACATGGCTACGTTCTTCAAGACCGCAGTCCAGTAGCAGGCCAAAGGAGCCGTCCGCGCAATGGCCACCTACTTGGTCCAGAAGAGAATGAACCTCGGCGTAGACATTCCTGTCGGTGTTCTGATCGAAGATCCTGTTGA